TGATACCAGATTCCGATGATATAACCGCAGAGGTTCTTTCAAATGCTTTAAATAAAATTAATGGTGAAGACGAGGATGTTATGTCCGCTATAGCAGCATCCCTAAATTATATCGCCAATACCTACGATAACCCTAGACCGTTAACACGGTTCCTATCTATCAACCCGAAAATAGGAAGGGGTCCTAATATATGGTATTCAATCAAACAACTAGAAAATTATGTAAGTGGTGAAGAGTCTACCTCGAAAGTAGAAGATCTGTATGTAGCGATACACCATCTACTATTAGAAATACAAAGGAGACAAAACACCACCGACATGAAATGAGTTCAAAAATTATAGTCTTTGACATAGAGACTTCACCTGTTATTGCTAATACCTGGACATTATATCCTAAATATTTAAGTCACGATAACATTATCCAAGATTGGTTTATTATCTGTGCAGCCTGGAAAGAAGTTGGTAAAGATAAAGTACATGCTGTTAAGATAGATAAGTTGGGCGACGATTATAACGTTGTCAAAACACTACGTGATGCACTCGCAGAAGCTGACGTGATCGTAGGACACTACATCGACAAATTCGATATAAAAAAGCTCAACACACGTCTTATCTATCATGGTCTAGATCCGCTACCTAAGATACCCACGGTTGATACAAAGAAAGAAGCTTGTAAGATTGGAGCCTTTACATCTAATAAATTAGATTATTTGTCTAAAACATTATTGGGGGAAGGAAAGATCCAAGTAGANTTTGGNCTTTGGCTAGAGGTAATGAAGGGTTCTAAAAAGGCTCTCAAAGAAATGGTGGAATACAACAAGGTTGATGTAATCAGAAATGAGGGTGTCTATCTTAAACTAAGACCATTTATGAAGAATCACCCCCATAGAGGCGCAATGATAGGTGAGGAAAGAAATTGTTCATGTAGAGCTTGTGGATCTACAAATGTAAAGAAGAATGGTATACGCCATACGGCAGCGGGATTGAAGAAACAAGAGATTCAATGCAGGGAATGCCATAGTTACAGTCTAGTAGTATTTTAATTTACAACACATTTAAATTATTTATGAATGAAGGGAAAAGATACAACGAAGGAAAACTTAGATACGACTTAATACAAGCAGATGCTCTAGAAGGAATGGTAGAAGTCCTGACCTTCGGTAGTCGAAAATATGAAGATCGTAATTGGGAGAAAGGAATGGCATGGAGTAAGGTAATTTCTTCTCTTAAACGCCATATCGCAGCCTATGAGAAAGGTGAGGACTATGACCCTGAGAGCGGGCTTTTACACGCAGACCATATACAATGTAACGCACATTTTCTTGCAGCATATTACAGAATATACCCACAAGGGGATGACAGACCACATTCATATCTTAATCAACGTAGGATAGGACTTGATATTGATGATGTGGTGGCTGACTGTACTGGTGGTCTTAGAAAAATATTCCCAGAGATAAAGGTATCCAAATATTGGAGTTGTCCAGACTTCGTTAATGCTTTTAGTAAAGTAATGCATGACGATAACTTCTGGTCAGGATTAGAACCAAAGATTGACCCTGATTCTTTACCATTTGAACCTAAATGTTATATAACGTCAAGACCCTGTTCTACAGAAATTACACAAGCATGGTTAGATAAACATGGCTTTCCTAAAGCACCAGTCCATACTGTAGGGTTAGAAGGTTCTAAGGTAGAGATAGCTAAAAAAGAGAACCTTGACATATTTGTTGATGACAGATATGAAAATTTTGTAGAAATGAATAACGCGGGTGTATGTACGTTCTTGATGGATGCTAATCATAACCACCGTTACGATGTGGGACATAAACGGCTTTATTCGCTAAATGAGTTGGGTTAAAATACCTAAAATATTTAAAAGATTGTGGTGCGATCATATAGATCGTACTACACATCTTAAATATAACCTTTCTGCTTTTAAAGTTACTAAAGTAGAGGCTATTGATGGCGACACCATATTTGATGGTGGTACTCTTGTCTACTATAAGGAATGTAGTAGATGTGGTAAAAAAGAGCATTTAGTTCACCATATAACCCCACGAAGATGAAGGAATGGCACTAGGGACATTTGAGTTTAGTGATGACATAACCGATATTTTACAAATAGTTGAAAAGGGGGAGGACGAAGATGAATTTCGTCCTGTTCCCGAAAAAGACTATATACCGGAACTCGAAGAGAAGGTAGCGCATTGGATGGCTATTACTCCAAATCTTCCTACCAATACCATTAAACATGAAAGGACCAAGATTCCTATATTTGAAACACTACAGGAAAAGATAGCTTTCGTTAAAGAAGAACGAAGACGTTGTAAGGAAGGCCACAATGGTATGTGTGGTAAAATGTATTTTTTCTTTAACTACTGTAAGATGGAAAACCTCAATAGAGGTAAAATTTCTCCTGATTACAGAGAAGCAGATAATCAATGGTTCAAATTTCTAGAAACACTTCAAAAGTCTAAGGAGTGGGGCGCTATCTGTGTTAAACGTCGCCGTGTTGGAATGAGCTGGAAAGCCGCTGCTGATTCTGTACACGATACTATTTTTTGGAATAATCGACACGTTGGGATGAACAGTAAGAGTGAGGTTGACTCACATCTCCTTCTTTTAAAGATCAAGTTCATATTCGAAAACCTACCTGAGTTTTTCCAAGTTCCTGTGTCTAGTTATGCTAAGAACATGATTAGGTTCTCTTATTTTGTAAGTGATCCTGTTAAGAAAACTAAAGTTGAGAAGGGAAACCTTAGCGACTTATGGGTGGTAGCCCCTACCGATAATGCTTATGAAGGACGGGCGCTAAACAAGTGGGTGTGTGATGAAGCTGGTAAGATTAGAAATCTACGAACTATGTGGACTTATACCGAGGACTGTTTGATGCAGGAGACTCGAAGGTCTGGTATGCCCATAATATTCGGTACTAGTGGTGATGTTGGTAAGGAGGGTAAGGACCTTAAAGAAATGTGGAAAGATGCCCATGTGTACAAACTTAAACGATTCTTCTTTGCTGGGTGGAATGGTTTAGCTGTAGATGACAAAGGCAATGATAGGAAAGAGGACTGTATACGATGGATCATATACAAGAGGAATGAGTTGGCTCAGGCTGGAGACGAGTCTTTGTTGAACGTCTTTATCCAGAAATACCCGTTATGTATAGATGATGCTTTTAACTATACCAATAGTGCTGGTATTGGTTATAGAGAACGTATACAGACACAACTACATTCTTTACGGGAGAATCCTGCTGAAAGCCGTAAGGGCTTTTTTAGACGTAATTCTGATGGTGAAGTTGAGTTCGTACCAGATCCCAGGGCTAAGGCAATTCTATATGAACATCCACAACCACATCTTAAGAATATTTATGTTGCAGGAGTTGACCCCACCGACCACGACGATACACACGACGAAGCATCTGATTTGTCCATGTATATCATGCGTAGGAAACATGGCTTAGAACCCCCAAAAATAGTATTCTCTTATACCGATAAGCCGGATAAGGCAGAAGATTTTTACGATCAAGCTATTATGGCGCTATTGTATTATAACAAATGCAAAGCACTAATAGAAAATAACCGTTATCGTATGATCTCTGAATTAGATACTAAACAGTTCAAGTACTTGCTAGCTTATACTCCTACTGGTATTACCAGGATGTTTGGCACACGTGCTACTACTCCTGGAATTCGTATGACTCCTGCTATTAAGGAATACCTTAGACAGCTTCTACAGGAGTATGTTAAATACTATTGTGAATTTATACCAGACACAGAGCTTTTGGAAGAATTCATGGTTTTTGGATCTAAAAACACGGATAAGGCCATGGCTTTTGGCATAGCTCTAATATACTTAAAAGATGACAAAAGGGCAGTATTTAAAGAAGGTGAACACGCTAATCTACCAACCTTTGGTTGGAAAATGGTTAATGGTCGTATAACCAAATACGAGAAACGAATTGATATTAAGCCAGATGATTAAATTTGGCTTAAGATTTGCATGAACCTGACAAAATGTCAGTATTAATCTAAAAGCAAAGCTCTTTAGTGCAACAATACAGTAACCCCAATTTCAGTTTCCCCAGTATCATTATTAAGGAATCAGAAAAAGACGAGGATTGGTATAAACAATATGTTCAAGCGATAGTCAACAAGTCCATATCTGACGGGTATGCTGATAGGTATGCTATTGCCAATGAATGCGTAAATTTTTATCAAGGTCTACAAGAGGCCGATGAATTTGAATTCCTTCAAAAAGCTGAGGACGGTGACACCCTACCAGCCCTATGGATGAACTACAATAGAATCAGGACCAAGGTGGATCTTATGATTGGGGAATTATCCCAAAAGAAGTACGAGATATTTGTTCGTGGTATAAACAAAGAACTAAAGTCTCGTAAACTACAAGAGAAGGAGAAAATGCTAATCGATATGCGTTTTCAACCTATCGCACAAAACTTTGAAGAACAAGGTTTTCCTCCGTTACAAGCCCCACCATCACCAGATGGATTCCAACCACAAACAGAAGAAGAGCTAGACGATTTCTTTGAGCGTGAATACAAAGATATGGCAGAGATTATTGTCACGGCCATATTAAAATATTTAGCAAAAGTCAATAACTGGGATTATCAGAGAATACAAATGTTCTATGACATCCTGATTATGGGTATGGCTTTCTGCCGTACTGAAATCATAGATGGTATTCCAGTATCCAAGAGGGTTGATCCCAGAAATATGGTTTGGGATGTTAACGCTACCGATGATTTCCTATCAGACTCCACTTTTTTTGGTGAGATGCAGTACATGTCTATTGGAGATGTAGTGAATCAATACAATCTGACAAGGAAAGAGATTGAAGAGTCTTACTCGAACTATCGAGACTACATGGGGGGTGCAAGTCAACGTTACACAACCACAGCCAATGACTTTGGTCTTCTGAATAAGAACCAAGGTATGAAGTTCTTTAGGCAAGAGGGTGGTGAGTTACGTGTACTAGTATGTAAAGCATGCTGGGTAGATTATAAACCATTTAGTAATAAGGAATCCGAAGATAAGTTTGGTAATGTCCATATCAAGAAAGTAGATCCAGATTCTAATGAAAAAGGAGTTAAGAAACACAATATAAAGGTTTGGAGACGTGGTACTCTAATAGCAGGTAAGTTCTTGAAAGAATGGGGAGAAATTCCTAACCAAGCTAGAAATTGGACTTCCCTATCTAATGCCGATGCCCCTTACAAATGCTTAATACCACAGTACATGAATGGTATAGCTGTTAGTAAGGTACATATGATGAAGAACCTTCAGAAGATGAAGAACCTAGCACTATATCGTCTACAGATGGATATGGCCCGCGCAGGTACGAAGAGCTTCTTCTACGATATTAACCAGTTGCCAGAGGGTATGTCTTTTCAGAATGCTCTTAAGTATATGAAGACTGTTGGTGTTATTCCAATAGACTCCAGCGCAAATGGTAACCCCACAGGATTTAACCAATTCAAGGAAGTAGACCAAACCATCAGTAATAACATTACTGCCTATCTAGAAATCTCGGCCACAATGGATCGGGAGATGGATGCTATTTCTGGTATAAATGAGGCTAGACAAGGTATGGTTAAAAACGCTTCACAAGCAGTTGGCGTTACACAATCATCCCTATTCCAATCAGCGCTCGCTACTACAGTCTATTACGACTACTTCTCACAATTTTGTTCACACGTTCTAGATCATCAGGCCAAACTAGCTAAGATAGCCTGGGCAGGTAAAGAGAGATTTTCACCTATTATCGGTGACGCAGGTATCAACTTCCTAGAAGTAGATATTGATATGGACTTGCATGATTATGCAATCTTTATCGAAGAGGTCCCCCCTATGATCCAAGATCAGCAGCTTTATCAGCAGTTGATTATAGGTTCCGTACAAGCTGGTCAGTTACCTTTTGTTTCCGCTATGAAGCTACTCCTTGAGAAAGATGTTAGGGTTGGAGTTAGACAACTTGAGCGTGAAACTAGAAAGCTAATGCAACAACAGCAAGCACAAGAGCAAGCTGCAATGCAACAGCAACAACAAGAATTGGCAGCACAATCTGAACAAGCTGAACGTGATCGCCAAGCTAAACAATTGGAAGGTCAAATTAAGAACCAAGAGGATATGAAGAAACTCATAGCCCAAGGACGGATAGGAATGAGAGGACAAGTTCTAGACTTTAAGAAAGACCTAGCCCTTAAGAAACTTGATAACAAGTTGAAGGAACGGGAGCTTAATCAGAAGATGGCTATCGATAAGCAAAAAGGAGATATAGACATACAGAAGGCACAACAACAAATAAAGCTACAAGCCCAAAAAGCCAAGGCTAAGCCAGTAGCTAAGAAGAAGTAATGGCAGCAGAACCCGCAATCCTCAAAAGGCTAATACAACAACTTAGAGAGAATGGTAAGAGCAAAAGTGCAGCTTATGCAATAGCTGTACGGGCCTTACAGAAATCTGGAAACCTTAAGCCAGGGTCTACACAAGCAACCGCTCAAGGTAAAAAGAGGGGTGCTATGACCCCTGCAGAAAGAGCTATTGATCGGGCTAATAAGAAACGAAAAGGAAAATACAGATACAATCCACACAACAACACCGCAGTAAAAGGTGAAATAAATAAGGATGTTGAGAAACGATCCTGAAATTTTGGCAGAATATTTGTAGACAACAACCTGACATAATGTCATGAAACACTGACAGAGTGTCAACTTTTAAACATATAGACAAGAATTTATGGCACAACTAGAAGAATTATCGGACATTTTGGCAGACTACGCTAAATCGTCATTAGGTGGTGGAAACACACCAGCACAAGAACCTGTGGAGGCTACCGGAGCCAATACAGTAGTAACAACAGAACCCGTGGTAACGGAACCAGTCACTGTAGAACCAGATGCCTCAAAGCAGGCAGAACCTACAGTGGTAGCGGAACCAAAGACAACGGAACCTGAACCAGTACCTGATATTTTTTCAGACTGGGATGCTGACCCCACAACACCTGAACCAATAGCACCTGTTACAACAGGACAGCTTCCAGTGGATGTTCTCAATGAGCTAGGCAAAGTACTAGGCTTGGAGAAAGTACAGGGGAAGGAAGATGTTGTAGCTGCGATCACGGCAATTAAAGCTGAGGCGGAAAAAGCTAAAGGACCTGACAAAGCACAGATTAGACCAGAATTGTTAAAAGCGATAGAGCTAGACCAGAAGGGTGGAGATTACAAGGAGTACTTAAAAGTAGTGAGTGAGAATTACTCAAACGCTGACCCTGTACAACTGTACGAAGACTACATATTTGACCGTGCAACGGATGCTAATGGAAACGTAGATGTCGATAAAGTCGAAGAATACTTGAATAGCATTACGGACTTTGATAAAGAGTTGCGTGGAAAAGATTTACAAAGTAGGCTAGTGCAGGATCAAGCAAGGAAAGTAGCAGAGATAGAAACAGCAGCGATTCGCCAACGCGAGAAAACTGATGCTGAGTTGAAGGCTGCATTGAGTAGTATAACAGAGATTGATGGTTTTAAGATTAATGACAGACACAGAAGCGAAAGCTTCGATTGGGTTTCTAGTGGTAAGATGATGAAAGATCTATTTTACGACGCAAACGGAAATCTTGATCCTAACAAAGTAGCTAAGAATGCATTCCGAATGAAGTACTATGAGAAGCTAGATGCTTATCAGAAAAATAAAATAAGGAATGGTACGAAGCGTGAAATATTGGCTGATCTAACAAGCGCACAAATTTCAACACCACCAATACAGGTGAATCCTACAAATCCTAAGTCTTATGGTATAAGTGATTATATAAATCAGCTCGAACAACGCATGATAAATAAATAAAACATTAACACAATATAACAAACAAATAAGGAATTATGCCAGCAAATGGTTATCCTACCCCGCCGTTAGTAGGCGGAACATCCCAAAGGTCAACAATACTTGAGGGTTACGTATTTCAATCAGGTATTCACGAACCTGAACATAGTAAAATTCTAACTTATAAGTATCCGCAGTACTACATGACAGCACTGTTGGATAAACTTGGAGCCGATTCCCCAGTTACCCAAACCGTATTTAGTTGGGCGATTATGGACCGGACCCGTCAATCTGCAACTGTATCCTCTGTATCTGGTGGAACAACTGCAACTGCTGTAATTACTACAGACATTGCATCTAATACAGCCGCTGGTAACAATGGTTATTTTATAGTTGGTGACGTTATTCGTCTCGAATCTGGCGAGCTTGGTCGTGTAACCGCGATTGGTGAAGCAGGTGGGTTTCAAACAATCTCCGTAGTACGGGTGGTTGGTGGAAACTGGTCGACTTCTCTTGTGCTTGCAGCCATGGTCTTTGGCCACGTGTTTAGTGCATTTGGAGAGGCATCCATGGGTCCTGAAGGACGTCTGCACTTGCCTACTGAAGATTATAACTACACTCAAATTTTGAAACGTGGAGTTAAAATTTCCGGTACTGAGTTTACTAACAAAACCATGCTTGGGGATGGTAAATCATGGTACTTTACCATTGAGGACATTCTCCGCAAAGAGTTTGCAAAAGACCGCGAACTATTGGTGCTATTGGGTGAACGAAGCAACACAGGTGTCAAAGGAACAAAAGGTATTCTCTCATGGGTAACGGCAGAAGGTGTTATCAACACTTATGCATCATCTATTGGGGTTGCTGAAAGTGATCTTCAAGATCATATCGCTGACCTTCTCCCTGAAGGTGGAAGCAACGAGTATCTAGTACTCTGCGGTTCTACATTCTTGAAGAATGCTCAGAAAGCGCTTAAGGATTATGCAATCAATGGTGCTCAGAACTATGGCTCGTTCGGTAAGAACATGGCTGGTCTGGACTTCAAAGGTTACGAATTCCTTGGTAAGAAAGTTTACTTCGCTTACTACGAACTGTTCGACGATCCTAAGGTATTCCCTTACAGTGGAACTCCTTCGTCCTCTAAGATCAACTTCAAAGATTTCTCTTTGTGGCTAGACCTTGGTGTAGACAGTGCAGGTCAAAAACTCATCGAGCTTAAGTATAAGGCCCATGGTGGACAAAGCAGAAAATTCATCCAGAAACTTATTCCTGGTATGATGTCTCCTGATGCCACTGGGTTTGCTGCTCATAGCGGTGACTACTTCGAATTGCAGCTCTTGTCTGAGATTGCTGTTCAAGTAAGGCTTGCCAACAGAATGGGTATTCTTAGAGCAAATAGTTAATTAATTGGTAGCTGTGCCTTGCGGGGTTGGGGGATTCCCAGCCCTGCTAAAACAGCTTTTATAAAATATATTAAAAAACATTTAAATTTATATGGCATCACATGGTGATTATGTAGTATTTCAATTTACATCTCCTAATAACAGATCATTCTCCTTTAGAACGTATAACAACGACAAAGGACAATCAATTGGTTTTATAGAGGGGTATGATAAAGATAATAGACCGATCTACAGACGTTGGAAGTTTGACCAAGACGTTCGTAAGATTTCGGTACACAAAGATAAGACAGACCTTAATGGTCTAAACGCAGTAGAGTTTCTTAGGAATTCCCCTAACTGTGTTGGAAGCCCCTCAGGAAGTTATTCTCCCGATGGCGACCAGATAGATGTTTATTTTGAGGAAGTAAATACAGCTAAAGCAGCGGAGAAAGGTATAGCAATTGAATTGCTATTGCTAGAAGCACAAAATGCAGCGGTTAAGGTTAAAGGCCAAGACTTTACTGATTTGTGCGCGCTTATTGGTGTATTTGATAAGGATGAGGCCATCATGAAATATAGTCTTATAGGTTATGCTAAAAGTCAGCCTGAATCATTCTTACAAATGTATAAAGATCCAATTAGGCAATTAAAGTCCGTAATCAGACGTGCGGTACACGAAGGTGTATTTACTAAAACCAATAGGATGATTAAATGGGAGAATGAGCTAATAGGTGTAGACGAAGATGAAGCTGTAGAGAAACTTCGAAAGGACGAAGCACTCTTAAAGGCAGTCAAGGCTAACCTAGATAAGCTAGCAAAATAAAAAAATTAAAGGGGGCTTAAAAACCTCCTTTTTTCTTATGATGGTACGGTAGTTGTAATATAAAATATAGTAAAACCCCCTTTTTT